TTCCATAGGGGGTAATTTGTATTCCCTAGGAATGTTTCGAACGATAAGTCAGTGTCGGGAGCCAATGGAATCAAATTCTCCCGTAGCCACTTTCGATTGAATTGGCAAAATTCATCGAGCACATTTTTCACTGGAACTGGGGTTAATGTACCAACCCTCTTGCGCACCCCCGCTATGAGTGTCTTTGTGTCGGATCCGTCTGGTTGTGGCATGGCGCTTCCTTCCCAATGAAGTCCCGTTGAAATACGAACGGGTGGTCTCACATTTTCATCTGACTGAACAATGCAACTAAACTTCAATGATGGATCTACTGGTGGAATGGTCTCCAAGGCCAAATCAGTGCACCTGTACCCATACGCCAACAACTCTGACTCCGACTTCACCACAGCAGGCGCCCGGGAAAACCCCAGGCCCGCTCGGACCTACGCTTAGCTTCCTTATACAAGTCAAAAGCAACTTGAATGGAATCACCATAAATGTCTTCGTTAGCATACATGGAGAATCTATCTATATTTATACTATAGAGATAACGACATTTGGTCTGCATTAAGCGCATTACTTCTTCATCGGTATGTCCAACAACAACATCCGAATCAAGTAACTGAGCAACTACTTCGTGGGAAACGCTAACTTTCGCCGACCCGAAGCTGAACCAACCATAACGTCGATCTATATTCAATTCAGTCGTCAGAGCATCCATGTGTTTCATAATTCCTACTGCAAGACGGTCAGTTCTCTTATCTGCAGTATTAATATCTCCAGCTTGCACGCCACGTAGGGAATCAAACCATCCCACGGTTTCCGCGACACAACTCGTCTTCTTACCAACACTAACACGAACAGTCATGCGGGGTTTAGACATACGAAGTAAACTCATGAACATGAAGAAGCCAAAATAAATCTTTTGGTCTGACATCTGATACCAGAATGTCCAAAAGGTCTGAACAATAAAATAGGACGCGATCCAAAACACACACGCTTCCCAATTACAGAGTAAGAAACAACACAACACAAAGTTCATCAACATACAGGTCAGAAAGCCCTCCAACGGCAATCCTTCCTCCTTCGTGTAATTCATTTTCGAGACAACTGACATAATACGCTTCATTTCTAGCTCAGCCAACTTAGTCTTTTTAAGTTCCTTCTCCACCCGTTCATCCTCCTTGCGCTGGTTCTCAGCAATAACAGCTTCCCTACGCGCAATTTCTTCCCCATCGATACGGTCAACAGCATCCCTACACGATTTTTCAATCAAGTCCACCGACTTACTTCCCCGTGTACCAGCTCCCTTATTGCCTTTCGGTCGATCTGGGGCCTTCAGAATGCATTTTGGGCAATGGAAGCGACGCTTCCCATTAACAAAACGATTATTGCCTTTCGTGCCACAATAGTGGCACAGGAGGTCTCCATATTCACCCCCTACCGGATCTGTATCCGGAGCACCTTTCCTACCTTCCCTGCCCTTTTTGCGCACAGAGTCGGTTTTCTTAACGTCAACATGGACGGACCTAGGAGAGCATGCACTGGCATCCCCCTCCACAGTTTGCTCTATTATCGTCGACTTGACAGTAGGCGGAGCAACCTTATTAAAATTATTATTAGACATTCTAAATAATAAAG